TTGCCATGTAATTGGCTTTGCGCTTTTGTAAAAAATTAATTTCTACCTTAGCCAATTCAGCATCGCTGGCTCCTTTTAATTTAGCGGCATCTAATTCTTTTTTTAATAATTCATCAGAGATTTGCTGCCTTATTTCGCTAGTTTCTTTTGCACGTTTTGCGCTTTTTTCGTAGGCCTTTGTAAGATTGTCAACCTCTTCTGTCGCTTTTTTACTTTCCTTACTAACGCTAGAAATGGCAGCGGCAACCAATCCAATACCTATAATAATAGCACCCGCACCCGTAGCCAATAAAGCTATAGAATAAGCACGAGCGGCAACAGTTGCCTGCCCCATCACGTAAGACTGTATTCTAGTGGCTGCCGTTTGCACCCCAACCATAAAAGCACTTTCAGCTTGTAGAGCGTTTTGTATTGCTTGAACTCCATTAACCAACGCAATCGCACCTTGGAGCTGCGCCATTGTTTTCTCTAGGTCCTCAGACTTAATGCCGAGCATAGCAGTCGCACCCTCTACTGCACCAAAGGCCCCAGCAACCGCATTCACTCCACCTAGCACAGCATCTAGCCTTCTAGTGTCACTGGCAAAGTACCCAACCTCAGCCCGTGCATCGCCAATGCTGTCTTTAATTCTACCTGCTTGCTTTATTATTTCATTTGCAACCCCGGCAAACTCAGGACCCAAAGCCCTGGCCTCCATGGCTAGGTTTGTCAACTGCCGAACAGTTCCCGCCGTAGGGTTTTTGGTGGCAATAGACGAAAGCCTATCCTGTATGCTTTTGGCGGTTTCTGCGGCCGCCTCGCTCATTTTTTTGCCGCTCGATTGAACTACACTGACGGCATCGTTAAAACCTTTCTGCAGCTTTTCAATGTCTGCGCCGATTACTATGTTTAAAGACCTTGCCATTATCTAGTATAGTTAATTATAAAGTCCTGAGAAATTTGATAGATGCCAGCAAAGCCCGCTTCGTCGTCGGTTAATTGCACCTCGCTGTCAAATTCAATCGCTTGGCATTTAACTGTATTAAATATGGCCGGCAATGTTGCCGCCTCAAATGCAGCCCTCACCTTTTCCGCTACAGCTGTGGCGCTTGCAAACGTGGTGCCAAAACTATTAACCTGCACCCGGGCAAAATCTGTACGGCTGTGGCTTGTATTGGTGGGCGATGCAATAACGCTGACAAGGTTGTAACTGATTGCAGGAAATGCAGACTCTTGCGGGATTCGTAACGGGTTTATCCTAGTGCTAACTAACGCCGTGAGCGCTGAGTAATTGCTGAGGATGTTGTAGGCTATTTTAATGGGGGCGCTCATGCTATCGCGTCTGGTGTAAGTTTATCAAAGACATGCGAATATAACTTAACTGCTTCGTGTATTGATATAAACTCGGGCTCCTCCCATGGAAAAGTTAACAAGCGTTTCGGCTCGATGGGCTTTTTTAGGTGTGGTGCCATGGTTGTGGCAACGGCCCAGCGTGTAATTTCCCATTGATTGCGATAGGCTTGCGTCTGCGCCTCACGCATTCCCTCAAGTTTTAAGCGCCAATAACGCGGGGTACATTTCCAAAATTGCGCCTCAGTCAAACCTAACTCCCCATAACTGATGCGCTCAACTTTACGCCAAGTTAACGGTGCGCTGTCGCCCTTGGCTTTTACTTTCCCTCGGGTTCGTCGGTTGCGAAAAAGTCTGTAACGGCTTGTGTAAAAGCGTCAAGTGCTGGCGATAGTTCGCTAAACTTTGTAATGGCTGCGCCTAGTTTTTGAACAGATGCAAATGGTGTCTTTTCGCCCTGGGCTTCGTAGCCCTCAACAATTCCGTAAAATGCGCAGGCTAGTGCAAAGTCCATAGATTTAGCCAGGTCCTTTTGCATGTTTAGATCTGCAAAGGATTCCATGCCTGCAAGCTGCATCACATTGCGCAGCGAATTCATGTTAAACAAAAGGGGGTGACTAGCACCCCCAATTTTAATTTCTGTGCTCATGGCACAAATATAAGATAAAAGTATTAAGGCGTGACAGTTCCAACAGTCAAAGCGCCAGTACCTTGCAATGTGCCAGTAAAAGTTGCTTTGTCGTTATTGGGGGCGCTCAAAGACAAGCTGCTAAAGAATGCTGAGCCAGTCATTTTTTGGTCGCCGCTGCTGTTGGTTGTCATTACAACAGTTACAGAAGTGCCCGCCAACAAGTCAGTTAAAAGGTCTTTGAATGATTGGCCTGTTGTAGATACAGACGCATCCTCTTCAAAGATACCTTCGACGTTCAACGTGTAGCCATACTCGCCCGCAATAAATTCCTTTGCGCCTGCGCTGTCCTTGTTGGTAACGTCGATCATGTCTTTTGAAATGTCGATGCTGTGAGATGTCGCGTTAGCGATTTTAGTCAATGTGCCGCTTACATCTTTGTAGATGCTTATAAGCGTGCCGTTTACTGGTCCAGTGATTGCCATGGTTATTTGTATATTAAGTTATTTTTTTTTGCTAGGTCGGCTAGGATTCCATCCACGCCTTTTAAAATTTCTTCAGTTACTGCGTTTGCGTTTTGATCTAATGCCGGGCGCATGAATGGATGAGCCGATTTACTAATTACCCCGGTATGACGGCCATTTTTTTGGAAACGCTCAGCGGTACCAAATTCAAACATAACACCCAAGTAAGCGTGGTAATATTCACGACGCAAACCAATAAGCGCTTTGTCTAAGTTGGTGCTGTCCTTGCTTGTTATAAATCCAATAGAATCCCGCAGGTCGCCCGTGTTAACGGGTGCCAAACTGCGGGCTGTATTAATAATGCGCTGGCTGCTTTGGCGAATAACTTTCTGCAGCTTAGGGGTTTTTATATTTTTACCCATAGCCTGCAAGGAATTTATTACCTCAGCCATTCCAGTTATATTAGTTTCAGCCATTACAGTGTAACCTCAGTTTGTAGTTTCAAATATAAATTGCGCTGTAGGTTGGCAATGTTAACAATGTTGTGCGCTATGCCATTTTCAACAACGCGATGCTTAACGCTTATGTCACCGTTATAACGCACTGTGTAATTAACGATTTGTTTGTGTTCGCGTCTGTCGGCGTTTACGTTTTCATTACCGCTTTCAGCTTCTACACGCTGCGCCCAGGCGGTTGCGTATTCGGTCCACGTTTGCAGTTTCTCCCCGGTGTTTGCGTCTGTTGTTTCGGTGTAACTTTGCAAGCTCACCAGTACATCCATTAACCCTGCATTCATTAGATCATGATTTGGATTTTGTACGGGTCCAAAAGGTAGTGGAAACCTAAAGACATTTCTGTTTGAATGGTTCCCGTTACAATCGCCTGTCTGTTATCGTAATACTGAGCCACCAACAAAAGGGCCGCGTGCTTAATAGTTGCCGGGAAAATCGTGTCGGGGTCAACCGATGCAGTTCCAACTGGGTTAAACCCTTCTGTGATTTCAACAATGTACTTAATTGTATCGTCAGTTATAGAGCTTGGCGCATCTTCAAAGAAGATATTGCGGCTGTAACTGCCCATCGGATCAGGGGAAACCAACCACGAGGCTGAATCGAATGCAGTAACGGCTTGTGAATCGTTTACATAGCTCACAGAAACCACAGATAAACAACGCGTGTTTAAGCGCAGATAATTACCGCTAGGTATGTTTGTACCATTGATGGGGTTTACCATCGCAGGAGAGCCTGTATACGCGTCAAAACCATACTTAGCAGTTCCTTTGCGTATAGAATACCCGAGGTAATTGCTGCAGGCTTCGATTGCCATAGAGATTAGCCCCGAAATATAGGTGTCATCCGATGACGATGTAACACGCAAATGGCTCTTAGCATCCGCTAAACTTAGGTAGTCGGTTGCAACATTTGCAAAGGCGGTATAACGGCGGCTAATAAACATTATTCTGCGTCTAGTTCGGTTTCAGGGTTCACTGGTTTTGCCTTCTTTTTGGTTGGCGTCAATACTGCAATCTCTTCAGCAACCCCGGCTTCAATTAAAAGCATGGCCTGCTTGGTTTCCAAAATTACTTCTTCGCCTACATTGTAAGACAAATTAAATTGGCCTGTAGGGTTTGCTGTAAATCTCACTTTCATATTGGCCCAGGGGCAGTGCAGTCAAGACCACCCCTAGCACTCGGAACTTTTACGCCCCCGAGCGGGCAGGATATTAGGCTACGATGTCTTTGCAGACAGCAAACGCAGTAGGTTGCAACAAGTTTACATCCATGTAAGCGTTCAAAACAACGTTGGTCAAGCCAGCAGTTGCGCCGCTATAAGGGTCAACTGTCAACTCCATACCACCACCAAAAGAGGCGATAGCCATTTTAGAGAAGTCTCCGAAGATCATGGCAGACAATGTGCTGCTAGAACCTTTAGACAAGTTAGAAGGCACCAAAGTAGAAGTGGCAACCTGGTAACCGTTCAAGTCCATACCACCTGCAGGCCAAATGAAGTTACCTTCAACACCTGAAGTTTGACGTGGGATAGTTTGCAAAGCA